AGGCCATCGGTCGGCAACCGCGGCCTGAAGCGCATGAACACCTCGCCGGCCTCGAACAATTGGCGGGCGATCATGGTCTGCATGCCGTAGAAATCGGTCAGGCCGTCTGCATCGCACTCATCGGTCCAGTCCCGCCACAGCTCGCTCATCTCATCGCGCAGCGTCGGATTGTCCCGCAGCAGCGGCGACGGCTTGATGCCCGCGCCGATCACGTTCGCGCAATAGGTATCGCAGCCGGCGTTGGCATGTGGATTGTTCCGCAGCACATCGCGGCAGCGGGCGCGAAGCAGTTCGCCCTGCGAAGTCAGGATCGTGTTGATGGTGTTCTGGTTTGGGACCCAGCCCTTCAGCCGGCGACGATAGCGCCCGCCGTCATAGCCGGTCGATGACCAGCCGGTTGAGAATGAAGTGGTCGCCTCGTTTCGCACGCGGCGGCCCGTCTTGGAAACGAACCGTCCAAGGATGCCTTCGGAGAGCATGTCGCGCAGGGTGCCCATCACAGACCCCTGTCCGACGCCGTGGTCACCCGGAACTGCCGCACCCGCTCCGTACCCGCGAGGTCACGCTCGATGATGGCGATCAGCTCGCGCAGCTCTGCGAGCGACCGAAACTCGGTGCGCTTGTCGCCATAGGCCGCCGACGTGATGCCAGCGGCGAGTTGGGCTTTGAGGGCGGCTAGTTGAGCGGCGGTGTACGTCGCCATTTGTAGGGAGCCCTAGGCTCCGAGATAGTTCGACCTTACGATGCGCCTGACGCGACGGGACCTCTGCACGGTTTGCGTTGGCGTCTGCTCTGTCACTACCTCGGATGGGGTTACCGGCTTCCTGCCGCCACTATCTGTAGGACGATGCTGCGGATTTGGCAATGGGATGCGCTGGACGTTGAGCAGATAGCCCGCCGCAGCCTGCATGGCCTCGCAGTCGAGGAAGTGGTTGTCCCGCGATCGCTGGACCCACTCGACCTTGCCGGTCGGGTTCTTGATGCGAGCCTCGCTCACGATCTGGTGGCAATAATCATCGTCCACGCCGCGGAACACGTTCCAAGCACCGGGGCGGTCCTCCGGCCACCTAAGTCGTTCATGCACCCAGCTTTTCCAGTGATCGGTGTCGAGCCGCACGAGGTCGAGACCGAACTTGGCGGCCTTGCCATCCTTGCGGCTGACCTCGATCTTGCTGAAGATCAGCGGTGTCCTCATCGGCGTGCTCGACCCCTTCGTCGGCCGCACCCTGCGGAGGAACCTGCGGCAGAACTCATAGACCCGGTTCAGTGGCAGGGTGTCGGTCTTACCGGGTCTGAACCCGCTGTCGATGAAGGTCAGTTTCACTGGGACGCCTTCGACAGGGCACGAGACCAGATCAGCCAGCGCATGCCAGATATCCTCCTCCGCCGTGTCGCCGCGCAAATAGCCGTAGTTCACCAGCCACGAGGTCGCCCGCGGGCCCCACGCGCGCATGACCCACGGCAGCGATTGCTTCTGCACGTCCACCGTCACGGTCAGATACAGGGCCTGTTCCGGCACCTCGCCACGCGCATATTGCGACTGGCGGGATTTCTCCTTGATCTCCATCCACTCCGGCACCTCGCCGCCACCGGGGCTGTAAAGCTCTCCGAAGCCGGCGTTGATCGCCTGCTGCACCATCGCATCGTCGCCGGACTGTTGGGCCTCGACCAGCGTTGCGACCCGCTCCCCGAACGTCACGAATGGCGACGCGAGACCGGAGACCCAGTATGAAATCGACTTGGCTTCCGGGAAGATGCCGTGAATGACGCCGCTCTTATCGACCTTCTGCCCCGGCGCGACATAGCGCCCGCGCGCATTCATCTCGGTCTTGTGGTCGTTCGTGACGACGCCACCGCATGATGGGCATTCGAGATAGGTTTCGCGAGCCGCCTGAAGTGGTGTCGCCTTCAGCGGATAGCGCAGCAGGTTGAAGCGTGGCACGAAATACTCGCCACAGTGCGGACAGGGCCAGCACCAGTGATGGCGCGTCCCTAACTGCCAGAGTTGCCAGATCGGGCTCTCGACATCCTCAGCCACGGCAACATCCCAGAAGAACAGGCCAGATGCCTCGTCCTTGACGGCAGCCACTCTGCCCTTCTTTGGCGTGCTCGTCACCACGCAAACGAAATCCGCGAAGGTGTCGCCGCGCCGCTCGACCAGACCGAGCGGGCCACCCTGATTGTTCACGTTGTCTTTCATCTCATCGTATTCATCGACGAGGGCGAGCACCGCGGGGTCCGATTTCAGGGCGGTTGACGATCCAGAATGCGCAAGGCGGAATGGAACGCCGGCTACCGTCTTGCGCGTCTTTGTCATGCTCTTGCCGCGCGATAGCTTCGCTGTCAGCGTTGGGGCCTCATCGAGCAATGCCATGACCCGCGGCTCGAACTGCTCGGTCAGGAACTGTTTGTTCGGTCCGACATATAGGATCGGGCCGGGGCGCTGATCGAGCCTCTGGCCGGCCACGTCGAGCATCGCTTCAGACTTTCCAGTCTGCGCGCCGAACACCATGACGACCCGCTTGTAGATGCCCGATGCGATCATCCGCTCTGGCTCGACGACATAGGGCGTCAGCAGAGGATCGCGCGGCCCCGGCACAGCCGCTGTTGGTGGGTAGGTTCTATTCGCTGCTGCCCAGAGGTCCGGCTCCATCGGCTCTGACGGCATCATGAGGCGAGCGACCCGCCTCCAACCGTATGGCCTTTGCCATTGCATCTTCAGCAATCTGTCTAAGTCTTGCATTAACCTCTCGCTCGATCACGCGGCGTAACACCAGATCACGAGTGCAGCTCGCCGCCAAGCCGCTGAACGCTGTTCGCACCGCGCCGACGATCTCGTCAATCATCTGTTCAAAGACCTCAAGCGGCACCAGCTTGCCAAGGCGCTCCGCTGTTCTCACCTCGATGTCCTGTGCCTTGGCATCCCTGATCCGGCTCTCGGCCGCGGACTTCGATGTCTGCCGGTTCTCGTCGCGCAGAAACTTGATGTAGCCGTTAACGGCATCCATCCAATTGTATTTGCCTCGCCGGCCGCCGACCGGACTGATGAAGCCATCGCGATCAAGCTGCGAGACCCGCGCGGTTGAGACCCCGAAGGCTTTCGCCAGCGTGATCCCATCGCATATGGTCATCGCTTCGCGTGCCCACTTGGCGAAGCCACGGATCAGATCAGAGGTCCGCCACTGGTCCTTGGCGATCGGCTTGATGAAGCCCGCTTTCTCGATCCGGCGCAGCTCGGCCTGATCTTCGATGAGCAGCAGGGACATTGCGAGACTTGTGCTTATTGCACCGGGTTGCTCGTCGGCCATACTATTCTACCTTTTTCAGAGGGGAAAATTATTCCCCGATTGAACGATCATTGAAAGACAATTCCCCGTCCGATTGATAAGCGAGGCTTTACTGCGGCGGGGCATTGTCTATGTTTTCCCTATCGAAAGCGGCCCCGGCACACGCGGCGGTAGGCGGTAGCACCCGCAATGCCTCAGCGGCGGTTAAGCCTCAGTGCGGGATTTCGTCGGCCAGCGTTACGCGCCCCGCCGTCCGGTTTCGTATCCCAACGCGGGCCCTAGCAAGGTCCGCGCGGTGCGAAGCTATTCCTTTCGATTTCCAAAAGCAAAAACAGACGTTTCGACGGCGCGCGACCCGCTAGGGCGCGCGCAACGAAACGCCAAAAAACGTTTCGGGCGACGCGGCCCATAATCGCGTCAGTGCATGCAGGAGCAACCACAATGCACACGTCAATTGCTAACCTCACCTTCGGCGTGGAGTTTGAAGTCATTCTTCCATCGCCATACAATCGGGAAACCGGCGCGGACCGCGTCGCGGAACTTGCTGGTTTTCCGGTCAACTCTCGCGGCTCCGTCAACGGTCAGTGGAAGGTCGTTTACGATGGGTCCGTTTCAGGTGCCGGCCAAGGTCTCGAATTCGTTTCGCCGGTCTTGAAAGGTGACGACGGCTTAGAGCAGGTCCGCAAGGTCTGCGCGGCGTTCAATCAAATGGGCGTCACCGTCAACCACACCTGCGGCTTCCACGTCCACGTTGGCGCGCGGAATGAAGGCGTCGATTTCTTCAAAACGCTCGGCAAATTGTACGCTCGTTATGAAGAAACCCTCGACGAAATTATGCCGCGGCCGCGGCGGGGCAACGCCAACAATTATTGCCGCTCGATCAAGTTGCACATTCCGCAGCTAGACCGCGCGACGACAGTCCGCGAAGCGATATCGGCCTTTCCATCCCGGTATCACAAGTTGAACCTCGCGGCGTTCGCGAAACATTCGACCGTTGAGTTCCGCCAGCATAGCGGGACGGTTGATGCGAGCAAGGCGGTCAACTGGATCATTACCTGCCTCAAGCTGGTCGCGGCGGCGAAAGCCGGCAAGACCGGCGCAGGTCCGCGTATCGCCCGCGATTTCTCGCGGCTCGATGCGAAGGCCCGTGCGGTTGCGGAAGCGATCTCGAAACCAGAAGGCGCGACGGCGGATGAAATCCGCGCGGCTCACGGCTTCAAGGCGCTATCGATCAAACGACAAGCGGCGATCGCCGGCATTGAACTCCGCACGGTCAAGCAACGCGGCAAGGAACGATTTTTCCTAGTCGCGACCACCGACCCCGCGCGGACTATCCCCGCAACGCTCGATGGCCTCGCGGAGGTCATTGAACTCGACGCGGCAGAGGCCGAATACCTGCGCGCACGTTCGCTCGCAGTCGCGTAACAGTGAAATCGGGGCTGCGGCCCCGATAGTGCGGACGAGCCCTCCCCGCACCTGAAGATCAGGGGCATTTATGCAGGAGCAAACCATGACGACCTTTACCAAACTGTGGGTGTTGAAATCCGACCATCCCGTGGCACCCGGATCGGTGATCCCGGTCAGCCTGAAGGGCGGCCGAACGAAAGAGGTTGCTGTCGGCGCATTCGTCGGCCAGCGGGGCGAGAAATATCTGTATCTCCCGGCCGGCCGATCGGATGATGAGGCGGAGGCGGCGTGAGGCCGCTGGCCTTCGCGCGGTTTTGGAGCAAGGTCCGGGTCGGTGACCCGGACCAATGCTGGCCCTATCAGGGCGGCCTTGACCACGATGGCTACGGCATTTTCAACGATCTGCCTCGCCACTCAGTCCGCGCCCATCGCTTCGCGTTCAAATGCGCGAACGGCAGAGATGCCGTGCCGATGGCCCTTCACCGATGCAACAACCGTTCATGCTGCAATCCACTCCATCTCAAAGAGGGGACCGGCAAGGACAACAGCGACGATTGCTTCGCAGCCGGCAATTACAAAACAGTGTTTGTCGAGGGTGAGGATCACCCGAATGCGAAGCTGACGAATGCGCAGGTGCAGCAAGCCCTTGCGCTCATTGACATGGGCCACAAGCAGGTGGATGTGGCCGCGCGGTTCGGAGTGCATCCGACTGCGATTGCTTACCACCGTACAAAACGACGCAGGAGCAAACGACGATGAGTATTTATCTAGCCTATGGCTCTAACTTGTGTGTCCGCCAGATGGCGATCAGATGCCCGAATGCGGTGCCACTCGGTCCATACGTCTTGCAGAACGCCAGACTGGTGTTCCGCGGCGTGGCTGATGTCATCGTCGAAAAGGGCTTCGAGGTCCACGGCGGGCTCTGGCGCATCACGCCGGAGTGCGAGCGGGCCCTCGATGCCTATGAGGGTTTCAACCCGGACCACCCGGAGCGGGGCATGTATCAGAAAGAGATACTGACCCTCGCGGACCTCCCTGATGGTGAGGATGAGCTGATGCTTTACACCATGAACAGCACCGGCATCTATCCGCCCTCGTACTACTATCTGAATGTCATCAAGGAAGGTTACCGTGACTTCGGTCTGCCGATGAAGCCACTCAACGTCGCGGTTGAACATTCGCACGACGAGCGGGCCCCATCGCACATTGAACGGCAGCGAATGCGGCGGATGGGGCGACCCGTCCTCGCGGCGCGGCCCTCGGTGCTCAAGGCGCGCAAGGCGGAGGAGCGCAAGCCCTCGAAGAAAGAGCGCAAGGCGGCGAAGAAGACCGCCAAGCGCCAGCACTATGTCAACCATGATCCTTGGGCCAATGTCCCCGGTGAGCAGCATCGCCGCAAGGTGATGAACCTCACCGATTGGCTGCGGGATCGCAAGTCCAGCGGAGATCGATACTGATGAAAGCCCCACGACACTGGCGACCGCTGCGCGAAATCGGGTTCGGGGATTTCCATCCCGAACGGCAGGAGGTTGTTGCCGACGCCATGCGGCACTACGGCATCAGCGAAGATGCGGCCCGCGACATGCTCCGCCGTGAGCACGAGCGGGCCCGCTATTTCATCAACGACCTCTACCAGATCATGGTGGAGGAAGAGGAGAACGGCATCACGCACCTGAACATCCGCCGCCTCGATGGTGGGATGTTCAAGGACTGGCGACACTTTCAGCAGATCAAGAACGAGATTTGCGGGCCAGAGCGTGAGGGCATCGAACTGTACCCCGCCGAAAGCCGTTTGGTGGACACGTCCAACAAATGGCACATCTGGGTGCTGCCGGCTGGCGTTCGCGTTCAGGTCGGCTGGCAAAAGCGAGATGTCCGGTACGGCGAGGAGCACCGGCACGTTCCCGGCATGCGGCAACGCCCGCTTTGAGTGTTCGCCATTGCCGCCCCTTCACAGGCGCGGCAAAGGCCAGCATTCCGCTGGATCAGGAGCAAACGAAATGTCTATTACAGCGAAAGACCTCGCTGCGGCGCTCCGCGCAGCAGCGAATGTTCTCGACAAGTCAGGACTGACCCGCGGCGAGAAAGCCGCCCTGACCCGCAAGGCGAGGTCGAAGAAGATCGTCCGCAAGACGCGGGTGCAGCTCGCCAACTTCGATAACCGGGTTGTCCGGCTCTGCTCTCGCCCGCGTGGTGCCAGCGTCCAGACGCTGTCCCGGCTTCGGGGCTGGCGCTCTGGCGGGGCCCTCGACAATCTCAGGGGCACCGCGGCGCGGCTTCACTATCTCGACAAGCGGGCGGCGTGGCAAGACCCGCTACCACCTGACGGAGAAATGACGATGGTCCCAAGCAAAACAGGAGAAATCGTCGGCCCGACACAGATGGCCGCGGCGGTCCGGTTCAAAGCCCATGACTACTATGCATTGACCGGCGTCGATCTGAACGACCTCGCTATCCTCGCCGTGCGGCTCAACAGCCGCATGGTCGATGGCGACGAACTGCGCGACTGGCAGAACAGGATTGCCCTGATGCTGTCGGGAGCCTGCACCGTATTGGAGGCGTTATGAAATTCGGCATCGTCAAACCAAGGACCCGCGAGGGTTACACCGTCGAATGCGAAACGCTGCGCGACGCGGAACTGGTAGCCGAACTCGACCCCGGAGCCGTTGACCATGGCGTCGTTGCCGACGGCATCGGCATCGTGGTCTACGAATTCGGGCTGTTCGTCCCACCTGTTGACCAGTCCTACTTTGCGATCGGCGGCCGGCTCTATGCCGGCAACGCGGTGCTTTACGGCTTCCACGAGGACGGCGAGACAGCCGATCTCGTGCGGCTGCCGCAGATCAGCATGTTGTCCGATTATCGGGCTGTCGAGCGGGCGATCGCTGAGAGGCGCATCGTCCGGCCGGAAATGTCCGTCAACGGCAAGGTGATGTGGCAATGGCCAAGTGCCGCCCCTGCGGGGATGAAAAGGTAATCCCACGACCCATGCAAAAGATAAGGTAGACTTTCCAGCCTACCTTGCTAGTGTTTTCCAGAACGACCGGTTAGCGGTCCCACCGGATTAAGGGCCCGTATTTATGCAGGAGCATACCATGAGACTGATCCAACTGACCAAGATCGAGCGCCCGCGTTATGATGAGGACACCGGCACCGATGTCGAGGGTTCAACCCCTTGCCAGATCAACGCCGACGCGGTCCGCTGCTTCTACCCGCGCCACGACGACAAGCCGGGAACGCGCATCACGTTCACGGACGGCGGCGGCTTCGCAGTCCGCGAAACCCCGGAGGCGGTCGCGGCAGCCCTCGCCCTCCAATAACCGCAGAACCATCAATCCGGGCGGGGCATTGTCCCCGCCCTTTTTTTCAGGAGCAACCCATGAAGAAGCGTAGAACTAAGGCTGAGATCGAGCGTGAGCGGATCGCGAACGCTGCATGTCAGCACGTCTTAACCGGCACCCAGATCAATATGCTGGATATTCCGAAACTGTTCCGGGAGTGCAACCGGCTCCTTGATGACGGCGTCAGAGGCTCGTCATTGCTGACCGGCCTCCGCGCCTTCCTTTGGAACCTCAACCATCCCGGCGAAGCACCTGTGGTGTTCACTCCGGGCGAACAGGAGAAGGCATGATCCCGAACACGAAACACGACCTCCCGGCTATGGCTTGTGTCTCAGCGATGCAGAAATGTATTCGCCGCGGCATGGAGAAAGAGGCGATGGAGTTCGCGGTCGAGCTAATGCACACGTCGAAGGCGTTTCACTCGATGGTGTGCAATCGGCTAGAGGTCATCTGTCACGAGGACCTAGACACGATTGCGGCTCCGTGGGTCGTCCCGTTCGTCGCCACGGCGCTCGCTCAATCCAGAGAGCGATACGCCAAAAGCGGCGGAGAGGCGCGGCTCATGGTCGGCAACTGCATCAGGCTCATGTGCAGGTCGCCCAAGAGCCGGGCGGGCTGTCATTTCGGCGCGGCGATCGGCCTTCGCGAGATGTTGGAGGATTTTTCGCCGGAAATCCCAGATTGGGCGCTCGACAAGCACACAATCGCCGGCCGCAAGATGGGTCGCGGCATCAAGCATTTCCGCGAGGAAGGCGCGAAGCTGCATCCCGAGCCCACAGGCGATGATCCTTTTATTGAGGAGGCTTATCGGTTGTGGACCTTGAAAGAGAAACAAGGTAAGTGAGCCTTTAGGCAAGGATCGGCAGGGCGCGGCGGGACTGGGTCAGTCTTGGCGGGGCACGGCCGGCGAGAGCAAAAGGACCCCGGCAGAAATGTCGGGGTCTTTTTTTGTCAGTTGTAATTGAAGCGATCGCACAGCAGCTTCTCCGCATCCATGATGCGCTGCCGATACTTGGCGGTGACGACAGCTTCCCGAACCATGTTGGCTTCGGTCGCATTGCGCCTCGGCGGCATCAATGGCACGGCGGCGCGGACCTCGCCCGCTTCATCCAGTATCCTGTTCAGGTCCTCGAATAGTGTCTCGGTCTTGCCGATGCGGTCCACTGGCTTGTCGGACCATAGCCCAAGCATGCGGAACATGGTTTGCGTGGCGACGCCGGGATAGCGTTCCAGATATTTCTCCAAGAACTCATCGAATGAGAACGACCAGCACGATGCCATCCAGACCTGCGCCGCGGTGCCGCGGTGCTGGACGTGGATCGGATAGCCGCTCGCGACGGCGAACGCCCACCGGCTTTGCAGCCATGTCACCGGATGCCGGACAAAGCCGAACGACAGCCGGCCGCTCTCGATACCCGGATGCCGCGCCCGCAGTTCAGGCAACCCGAAATGTCGCTCTCCCTCGGCATCGCCACTCTCATGGCCGACAGGATTGCACCGATATAGGACCTCGCGCACGGACATGCCCCCGGTCTTTTGCACATGGATAAACAGCGTCTTATCGGTCACGAATGCCATTCCCGCCTCTCCTCTAGGTTACACTGTCGCTTTTTCGGAATATCCGATTATGGCGGAGCTGATGCGTGTAGCATCGGTTTTCAGGGGCGATTTGAGCCAACCCCTTCTTTGCACTAGCTGGGAAAATGTCGTCGCATATGTCGTCGCTACCTCCGAGCGAGCGAGTTCTGCCGCCGCACAGCCGGCTTTCCGGCCACGGTGTCGCCGCCCTTCATATAGCCGGGGCGCTTGAAGGAGATCGCCGTGCCCCATCGCTTGGCGACAATCTCGGTCGATCGCCTGAAGTCGTCCGCCGTGACCAGTCCGCTCCGGCCGCCGACACCGCTGAATGACGAGCCGAAGTCGAAATAGTAGCGAATGTCGGCGTAGACGATGCGATCGGCCAGCAGCGTCTGCATCGTCCAGTCCAGATCAGCACGGCTCTTGAGCGTTTCATCATACAATCTGCGCCGCGCGCCGTTCATGACGCCCCAGATGCCGTAGACCTGTTGGGTCGGCACGATCGGCTTCTCCTCGGGGCGAACTACCGTGGTGTTCGCTGTCCGCGAAAAGCAGAACGTGGTCAATCCCAGCTCGCTACATGCTGTCACCGCGTTTTCGAGGATGGCCATGACCTCCTCGGGGTCGGTGATGAACCGCTTCGAGCCGACATTCGAGCGGATGCCGGCGAGATCATCGTCGCACTGGATCAGGCAGGGAGCCCGCGTGTTCTGGATAATCCAGTTTCGTGCTGCCGGCGCACCTGTGGTGGGCGGATGGAGCAGCAACTGGCGCTTGGGGACGTGCGGCGCATAGTCGGCCCGTTCCCGCTCATCGACGCAGATGAAGGCGTCCGGCATCAGTGACAGGATCGTCCGGGAATTGTGGGGTCGTCCGCGCGATGGGACGACGATCTGATACTTCATTGGCCCGCCCGTGCTTGTTCTTTGTCCGCCGTAGGTCGCTGCATGCCGCGCAGAGTTTCTTGTTGCTGCGGATCATCTGGCCGCAATCCTCGCATTGCCTGATGCGCCGCCGCTCAGTCATCGTTTCTTCCTCGCCCCCAACAATTCCAGCAGCTTGTCGGCCCGGACAGCATGGCAGGTGCCCATGCGGCCCCGGCGTTTGGTCTGCTCGACCCCCAGCTTGTCGCAGAGCACGTTCCACTCATGGGTGGTGGAGGCCAGCACGACCAGATAGTCGTAGTGTTCATGCGGCTGTAGAGCCATTCCGGGCACCTCGATGCGGTCATCGTCGGCTTTGCCCTCCTTGGCGGCATACTTGCTGGTGAGGTCGGTCACCATGCGCCGCAGTTCGGCGTTCTCGTCAAGGTCGATGCCGACCAGAAGGTCCCTGAAGGCGTCGATGTCGGGGATCGCGAGCGCCGCCAGTGGGTCGAACGTGGCCAGCACCTTCGCCGCCTCGTCGTCGTTGAGGTCCACGATCAAAACCGGCACGTCGCTGTCCTCTGCGAGGTCCGCGCGAAGGTGGCCGTCGATCAGTTCGACCCCATCCCCGGTGTCCCGGCCGATGGCCGCCCCGACGAACCCGACCGTGCCGAGCATTTCCAACAGTGCCGACCGCTGCCCCTCGGGATGCTGCCGCCAGTTTTTCGGATTACGCCGCAGGTCCGATGCACGAACGCGCCTCAGCTCGACGATCCGGTTCCTAAACTCTGCCATGGTTCCACCGCTGTTCGTCCGGCGTCGCCCATCTGCAATTACCGGGTTCGTAGTCCCCATCGTTGTCCGGGTATCGGTCGATGGAGTGAATTTCCGATGGCCTCGGCCCCATGTCGGCATAGAAGGCCGCGAAATTATCGCGCCACCGATCGCACACCTTGATGCCGCGGCCCCCGTAGGCTGGATAGTTGTGCTTCTTGGGGTTTGAGCACCGCTTTTTCATGTTGCACCACGTCAGATATTCCGGGGCGTGGCGCATACCGTGGACAGTCTTGCGGCACCCGCAGCTCACGGCATGGCCCCGTCGCAGGGTGTTCCTCGTATGGGCAACATCTTTGCCGCAGTCACACCGACAGGACCACAGCAGAAGTCCGGTGCGGGCCCTAGAAGCCACCCCGACCACCGTGAGCATGCCAAATCGCTGTCCAATCATATCCACCGGGGCGCGAACGCAGCCACATGACTTGGCCCCACCGCTCCGCAGCTTGATGCCCTCGGCCTCATAGGTCGCGCCACAGTCACAGTGGCACCGCCATCTTGCTCCGGTTCTCCCC